AGTGGGTATAACCGTCCGTTACAGCGAATGGTGACGCTGTAATTTGAGACAGTTCTTTAAGGGTGTTTAGCTCACCGTCTTCAAGAAAACGTATGATCCTAAACGTGAGAACAGAGTGTGTTTTGCCGTGTGCTGCGTCTATTTTAGTTACGACAGCATTTAGTTTTTCACCTCTGGTAGTTATGCTTTTCTCAAAGTCGCGGAACGATTTAAGAGAAGTGGATGGAACACGTAACGATAGTTGATCTGAGGGCACGTCTGGTTGTAGTAGCCCTAGTTGGCTGTACTCTGCACAGGCTTTGCCTCGTTTACCGTTAGGTGTAATTCTTGACCCCCACTGATTGCGGGTACAAACAGCGCATTGCTTAGCTTGGAGTTGTTTACTACTAACACACGGTCTTACGCCATCAGATGAATGGCACAGCCTGCTCCCGTCGTGAGTGTAGTATGTTCTCGCCTTGGCAATCGAAGATACGATTACTACTTCTACAGGCAATTCCCCGAGCGTAAGCATATCACTTGCGCCTAAAGTTTACGACTTGGGTTTCACTCCAATTAACACCGGGCGGTAGATCGTCGTGGACGTCGCGGAATTGCTCAGCCGCTTTTTTGTTTACCCGTCGCTCAAGCAGTTCCCAAGCCTCTTTTGTTTTAACGTGTTCTAGAAACGCTTCGAAGTCTGCAATAGTTGCAGATGATCTTGTCGATCTGTACGCAGTGCCGTGTTCACGTGACGATACATTGTCTATTCCACGATCATCAAACCGACGCAGAAACTCTACTTCGATTTTATTTTGCTTGTCTTTATCGCCAGCGTCGTCTGCATCGTACGCTGCCTTGCGCTCCGAACGTCTGTCGCGCAGTCTAATAAAGTATTTTAGAAGTTCAGCATCAGCCAGCTCTCCTATTTTTGCCATAGTAGTCCTCCTTTTTGGCGGTTAGCCATTTGTTGACGTCATTTTCATCCCACCTAAAAACCTTCGGTGAAATTCGTATTGGGGCGGGAAAACTATCTTCTCGCCTTCGTAGTTGGTGCAAAGCGTGAGACGTAGCTAAACCCAACTTTTGTTGGACCTGCACGGGATCAAGTAAAACCATTACATGTACCTCTATATGTGTTTACATGTTAACACATAGTATCAGCTGTGACGAGGGTCAAGCTATAAGAGGTGCTCTATGTGCTTTTACTTCATCTAAAAGTGCGCCTTGCATTTTCTGTTTCTTTCGTAATCTTGAATACACTCGGGTTTCGACAGGCGTACCTTCAAGCAATATAATAAAGTTATTCATTTTTTGACCCGGTCTGTTGATCCGACCATTGGCTTGTTCAAACGTTTCGTTGCTGGTTGTGCAGCTGTACCAAACAATTGTGCTAGCTGCTGTAAGCGTTAAGCCATGAGACATGGCTGCTGGCTGTGCTACCAAAACTTTAGGCTCGTCTGATTTCTGGAACGCTTTAAATATTCTGTCGCGCTCTGTTTTCTTTACACCGCCGTAAATTACTTCCACAGAAAAGTCTTTACTTAGCTCTTCGGCAACCATCTTTACAGAAGACACGTAAGGCACAAAAACAATAACTTTGCCCTCCGCTGCGTCGATGATGTCCCTGGTCTCCTGAACACGGGGCGACGACGGTATTGTTACCTCAGAGCCATCGTTGGCGTAAACAACACCGCAAGCAATCTGTACAAGTTTGCCCATCTTAACTGCTTCGTTGACTGCTGTTATCTCACCGTTGTCTGCTTGGGTACGCATACGAGTGACCATTTCCTTGTAAGCTTTGTTTTGCTCTGGGGTCAGTGGTACAGTTCTTGTCTCAAACATAATAGGCGGCAAGTCTAAGCACTCGTCACGTGTGAACCGGACAGCTGGCTGCATAATCTCCCTGACGATCTGCGTCGCCTCTGGTTTTGGAAGCCATTGAAACTGGCTAATCTGGCGCATAACTTGGGCTTTGAAACGATTAAAGTAAGGCGGCACACTCTCTGGTGCTACCAACCTACACTGTGCCCAAGCATCTGTCGGAGCATTTGGTGTTGGCGTACCGGACATAGCCCAGCAAGATCTTGGTTCTTTGTGTCTATTAACTACGGTGTTGATCTTTTTCCAGCGGGTAGTACCGGCGTTACGTGCGCACTGGGCAACTTCGTCTACGATAACTAAGTCGATGTCGGTGCGGTTCTTAAGCTCAGGCTCAATGATACCGACGCCATCGTGGTTGATAATGTAGACATCGAAATCTTCTTTAAGAAGCTTGATACGTTTATCCTTGGTGCCATGCAGCACTGCAAAAGTTAGATGCGGAAAGTGGTTAAATAATTCGTCACCCCACGTACGCTCTAGCGTAGACAGCGGAGATATAACGAGTGCCTTGTTTAGTTGCCCTGCTTTCTTGAGGTAGTCGTACGCCCACAACGACGCTAGCGATTTACCAGTACCAAGCTCACTAAGATTAAAGGCTCGCTTGTTCATTGACAGGAACGCGGCTGCTTCTTTTTGTGCGTGGAATGGTGTGTAACGACCAGACCAGTCGTAGTAAGATCGTATCGGTGCAGGAGCGTTGTACCCGAGGTTACGCAGCATTATGGTTTCGTCTGTGCGGTGCGGCACCGCTACCAGTGGCTGGCCCTTTACATTAAACGCTTTTGCGCTCGGTACTACATTCAGTATCTGGTCGGGGTTGCGCGTCTTCAATATTAACGCTTGTTTGTCTGGCCATACCAGCATGTTGTTCTCCCTCGTCTATCTGTCTGATGCGTTCATCGCATATGTGTTTTATTTTTTCGTAGTCTAAGCGGCGTTCGCCTTTATCTCTCAGGACGCGTTTAACGATGTCTGCATCCCAAGGGTTTAGATTGTACTCGTACCAAATATCCCAAGGCTGTATGGTACGCGTAGCGTAGTCGGATTGTCCGACGTTGTAGTCACGTGGGGTAGCAGGGTGCATCTCAACGACATTGTCTGTGTCGTCCTTTAAAAGCTCGTCAATAGGAGCGTTTAAGTAGTTAGCAATCTTAAGTAGAGTATAGTACGATGGGTTACACCTTCCCGTTTCGTAATGCGATAACATGCCCTGAGTAATGCCTGTTCCTATAGCCATTGTATTTTGGGTACATTCTAAGTTAATTCTCCACAACCGGAGCTTTTTTCCTGATATTTTCATAGGCAACCGTTCTACGTCATGCCATTTACCGTCGCTGCCTTGTTCTTTTAGGTGAAACTGCCCGTCTGTACCTAAAACTTCTTTTACGAGGATTCCGTCTGGTCCTTTTATAGCATCAAACATCAGGTCTTACCTTTCGTGTACATGCCGGGTTTTTTACCGCGCCAGCCTTTGTTCGTCTTGGCGCTTACTACACGGCGGTTAGATTTGCTGTTACTACCACCAGCGTCTAGTGGCACCTTATGGTCGACGTGTTTACCGTCGCCTTTCGTTACCTTGCCAGCAGCCATAGCTTGACGACGCGCTTTGTTCTGTTGGACACGCTTCTTCATAACGTCGGGCTTGGCGTTGTATGCTTTCTTGGTTGCGAGTTCACGCTTGGAAGATTTGGTCATCTGCTTTCTCCACTACTGCCTTTACTTGATCTACGCAGTCTACCACATGTGCTAACCCGTTAACACGTCTGATCTCGTCAATTTCACGTTGTTGGTTAGCTGTGACATTCTTAATTTTTCCCGGCGCTTTTGTTTCGAACGCCATAAACAAACCTTTGTAACACACAAGTATGTCAGGACACCCAACGCGCCCCATGCCATTAGATACGGGCATATAGTACCACGCTCCTACGGATTTAAGGTATTCTTTAACCTGTTTCTTAACCTTACCTTCGGGCGTCATCGGCATCGCTGTCCCCCTCTAGTTTTTGCTCTAGGCGTTGCAGTAATTCGTTTTCCAAAGGCGTAACTTTTTCTAAACGTATTCCATAAACTAATAATTGTTTGTCGTCTAAAGACATCAAATCAATGTACGCATTATTTGTATCCAAGGCTTTCTCGCTATTCTATCCGGTATGTATAGTCTCCGGTGTTCTATGTCATATCTAACCACAAAATTCACATAACGAGCGACCAACAGGACACCAATTTTTGCAAAGTCCAGACGGCTTTGGTAACCACTTATTTTCGTTGTAGGCTATTGCTAAACGGTCCAAACGTGGCATGAAATCGTTCCATATTTCTGTTAACTGTTCACGTGTAAACTCCTCTTTGTCAAATTTTTTAGGCTTCAACCAAATGAAACCAGTTACTACATTTGAAATCCAAGGGTACATGACGAAGGCTAGTGCCGCGAATAACTTTAATTGGTCAGAATCTGGGCGACGTTTACCTGTCTTCCAGTCGAGTAGATAAGCAGTGTCAGACCCAACGATGCCAATGTCTATGATACCTCGTACCCATACATCTTTGGCCATCCATGTAGTCTGACGGAAATCTTTAGTGAGGGCCACACGTTCTTCAACGACGCGCTTACCCTCAAGCTTTTGTATTTTACGGACGTACCTACCGTATGCTTCCAACTCAGGAGGCAATGGCTTTTCGCCCTTTGCAAATAGCTCTAGCGCCTTATGAACTTTATTACCCCACCGTAGTGCTTCCGTTGACGGTTCAATAACTTGCTTAGTTACCTTGGTAAGTTGGTAACGTTTAGGGCAAGTCTCAAACGCGGTCAGTGCAGAATAACTCCACGGTTTAGCTAGTTCCAAGGCGGTAGTTCCTTTCCTTCAAATATTTCAGTGTCGATCATGTCCCAGAACTCCGCTAGAACTTCTGCTCTGGTTTCTGTGTCGAGCCGTGGAGACTTGTACTTGTCGCGGTACGCATCCAAAAAAGCTAGTCGGCGTTGTGCCCAACGGTGTTCCACGTCGGCAACCCACTGCAACCGCGAATGGTAATCCGTGGGTCCGTATAGTTCTTCGGCTTTAGTTGTAGCTCTGCCAGACCTTTCTCTACGTGCTTGCATAGTATAGCGACTGTTAACTTTTCGGTATAGGCTTTGAGCGTGTTCCCAAGACTTGTCTTCCTTGCTGAAAGAGTCTCGAATTTCTAGTAAATACAAAGCAAATCCTTCTGTGTTAAACGCATAAGTTTGTACCACGGGTTCAAGATGCGCATGTGCCTTCGGTAACAAAAAACTTTGTGGGTCGTCCGCAAAAGATTGCATGTATTTGTCGAGCAAGTTTAGCCATTTCTTTATAGAGTGGGGGTTCTGCCGTAGGACGTCGGTACACTCTTGCACGGCTTCTGCTCGATCCGTACTTAAGATTTTTGACATGGGTGTTATTCCCGTATGTGTATTTTTCATTTCTTACTATGTTCTCTGATTTAAAGTTGCCTGTGGAGGGCGGTGCTGTCGCCACGATAGGGCTTCCCCAAGTAAACGATCCCACCCAGCAGCTATTGTCACTTTGCTTTCGGGCGTGAAACCGTGTGCTTCTTCTGTAGGCAGCGCTATAACCTGCTACTATATGCGCCCAAGTATAGGTTGAGTCACTCTCGTTATATTTCATTTCACCGTCCCCCGTGTACAAGTTTGCATGTACTTACATGTAAGTAACACTACTTGACTGGACTTGCAAGCAACTGTGGTAACTATTTTGCATCACCGTAGTTATATGCGGTGGAACCTTCGCTCCACGTAACTAACTCTGGCCACCACGTCGGGGGTGTTCTCATGATAGATTGTACGGCGTCGAGCGTAGCGGCTGCATCGTCTTCTGGTACAACATAGACAAGTTCGTCGTGTACCATCAGCGCAGGTTGCAGGCCATGACGCCGCGAAACATCCAGTGCGTTGTCAGCAATAACACAGCGAGCAAGGTGTTGAACTATATTCTCTACCATTTTGCCGCCATATATAGTAGCCTTGCTGCGACCATGACCGTACACGTTTTCAGTACGTTCGAAGTCTTCGTTGTATTCTTTTCTGAGGTCGGGATAGCGGATCATACCTTTAGGAGTTTTAAGACCTTCGGGCACAGGAATTATCATACCCCACGGATCAATCGCACCACCGGATGCTCCGTTCTTTATCGTGGGTATTGCGTCACGGCACTTGTTCCACCCCGTTTTTATCTGGCGGTAGTCATGCCGCCACCGGCTTACTACTTCAAGGCTTTGCTCAAGAGTTAGTTCTACGTTGCCTACAACCTTTGCAAACTTCTGAAAAGTCTCTGCTCCTGCTTGGAAGCCAAGCCCTAGATGTGCTGCTTTACCTACCTGTCTTTGGTCTCCGGTCACTTCATCTAGTGGTACTTCGTACATCTTGCTGGCGAAATCTTTATACAGATCGGCCTTCTCGGGATCGTCTTGAAACAGCTTCATGCTCGACGGTACTTGCCACAGGAAATGGTTTACTCGCATCTCAATACCTGACAAGTCGGCTACGACAATCTTGTAGCCGGGCGGTGCACACAACGACGACCGCAACGCGTCGGACGGAAGTCCTTTGATACGCGGTAAATTCTGAGGGTTGTAGCCCCAGCCCGACCACCTACCTGTAGTGTCTGCCCCGTAGTATTTAAGAGGAATCGGCACCTTACTTGTGGGGTGCGCCTTGGCTGCATCAATGAACGATTGAACACGCGTCTGTAGTATAGTCGACTTCGCGTCCAGTCGGTGCGCGGCTGCGGCGGCGACGAGCGGATTGTCGTGCTCCTGCAAAGCTAGAAAAGCTTCGTCTGTCTTGGCTAAAGCTGGTATATCTTTACCCGTAGTAGATGAAACTTTTGTGGGAACATCCACGCCTATAGTTTGCAGGAACTTGGCGAATTTAGCAGCAGAAGACAAAACCGTCAACGCTTCACCGGCAGCTTCTTCGTCCGTCATGTCGTCTTCGAACACGTCCATTACATCTGCGGCTTCTACAAGCATAGCTCTTTTACGGACGTCTTCTTCTGCTAACGTGTTGACAAGTAGCGGCATATTAACGTCGAACTGTGGCTCTACGAGCATGCGAATAGTCATGTCTATAAGATGTATCTCATCGCGGCTGGTGTGTTTGATGAGTCGTAAGAATAGCTGAGCACACTGGTCAACGTCGGCTGCGTTGTATACCGCCATGTCGTCTAGCTCTTGCTGCGTGAAGTCGCACAGGTTCTTACCTTTAGTAGCCAGTAGTGCGGCGTTGTCTTTTACACCAAGTCCGTAGTGTGTCACCAGATTTCCCAGGGAAAGACCGACGTCCTTCGCGTAGATAGGTCTGGCCATCGCCAGTGTGCAGCCCCACATCTTGGGCTTGATACCAAGTCGCCACGATAAAATCATAGCATCAAAGCCCGATAGGTTGTGCCCAACCACCATGTATTCGGACCAATCTACGTCGTCGCACATGTCCTGAACATCCCGCTCGCCAAACAACACGACGGTTTTTGCGCTGCCTAGCTTGAACGCACAGCTAATGATCTCCGTGTCAGGGTGCATACAATAGACGATGGGCGACATCTTGGTTAGGGAGTGCCCAACAGCCCAGTAAGTTTCTAGGTCAAGCACAGCTACCTTCATCCCCATCCCTCCTCAACTGTTACTTCTTTGTCGTACTCTCCGTCATAGGATTTTGTGTACCCTTCTTTCT